CTCGCCGGTTGCGCCTGCGAGGGAGGCTGGTTATAGTCCTGCGCCCACCACGCATCCCGCCCGGATGGCGAAATTGGTATACGCAAGGGACTTAAAATTACTGCGCTCTGGTTGCTGACGAGCTGCGAAGACGTTGTAATCCCGCCCTGCTGCGGTGGGCGGAAAAGAGGTAAGACGGGTGCAAAGCCCCGTAAATGCAGGCCTGGGTGGTGAAATGGTATACACAGCGGACTTAAACTCCGCCGCCGCTAAAACGGCATACGGGTTCGAGTCCCGTCCCAGGCACCATCAAAAAACCGTCCAGCGAACCGTCTGGGCAGTCGCTCCCCTCCTATGAATATCGATGAAGCCGACGTCGCCAAGGCGCGGGCTGCCTGGGATGCTTGCCTCCTGCAGGAGCGCGAGGCTCAGGAAGCGCAGCAACGTCTGACGGCTGCTCGGAAAGAAGTCGCCGCGTTCCACCGGCGCATGGCCGCCGCTTGGGAAAAACTCTCCGATGAAGCCCGTGAGCAAGTACGCTGGACCGCCCAGCACACTGCTGGTGCTGCACCCGTGGAGGCAGCACTAGTAGCGTTGCGAGAGACTGCCGGAACCATCGAGCACAAGGTGGGCCCCAAGAAGCGTGGCCACTACTCGGGCGTCAGCCTAGAGGCCATCCGGGCGGTCGCTCGCGCTCTGGGCATCCGTAGCTACGGCAGCAGCCAGCGGGCGAAGCCCTTGCCCGACGAGAGCCGACTCCTGACCGTGTGCGAGGCGCTCGACGCCCGCGTGACGTTACGCAACGTCCGCAACGCTCTCAAGACCCGCAAATAGCTCTCGAAAATCACACCCTATTGGCGGGTCCAGACGCCCAGGGCTGCGCCTGCGAAAGTTCGCTCCACACGAGGCAACAGCCCTGTGCTGTCTCTACCAAGGAGTGATGCAATGAATCAGCTAATGCCTAACTATCGAGATCCAAGCGAAGGGTTTCTCCTCGCACCATGCCAAATGCTGCCAAATATCCCTTTGTGGGAGCCTCAAAGTGCCGGCCTTCGGAAATTGTTAGACGAACTTCGCGCGAGCTTGGACGGGATCTCGATGAGCGACTTGCTCCGTCTCTGTGGGCATCCTGAAAGCGACTTCGAGTCGTTGTGCGTTTACCGCGAGTACGAAGCTCTGGTTATTTTCATGGTACCTAAGGCGGAGTAACCCACAGTTACCACACGGTCAGGTCTGGCAGGCGCTGCGCCTGCTGGACTGTACCGCGACCTGTGAGACAGACCGTGCGCCAGCGTATGGCGTATCAGGAAGCGTTGCACTGTGTCAGGAGCAAAACGGCGCCCGTTGCCGTTGGGAGCGTAGATGCAGGAGAATTGTTTACGTTAGCGAGAGCGTGCCTGAATAGACAGGACAAACCAGGATGGCCTACGGAGGGTCTTCCAGTAGCGGTGGCAGTCCGCAGCTAACAAGCGAACCAAGTTCCCGCCGAGCTTGGTTCTATGCCTCGCCAGCATCGTCCTCGGCGCTTCCGAATCTTGGCGATATCAGATTCGGAAACTGTTATGTCCCGTATTCCAACCCAAGACGGCAATCTTACCGATAACGTCTCGTTCAACATGCCCAAGCGGTGGCTCCGTGCCAAGGAGACCGCTGAATACCTGGGCGTCTCCATTCCGCACCTAGGCCGTCTGCGTGAGCTAAAGAAAGGTCCGCCGTATCGCAAGTTCGGCACCGTCGTTCTGTACGACGTTCGCGAACTGGATGCCTTTGTTGAAACGCTGCCTCACTTTGAGACTAAGGGTGGTGGCCTATGAGCACCGCCCCAAATGAAAGAAGCCCCCGCCAGGATGTAGACCTGGCAGGGGCCGCTAACGAAGTGAAGCTGGATCGACTGGTGCAAGATGAATCTTCCGCTACGGAAGCCACTCAGCCAATCAGTTTCTTGCAGCGTTTCCATCCTTCTGGGCCTTGGTTGCTCACTGCTATTTCGCCGGACAAAAAGATCGTCCAAACCGCCACGTTCAGGCCTGGGCAGGAACCCGCTTGCTGCAAGTGGATCGACGACCGCAACGGTGCGCTGAATATCTACTTCAGCGCCAACCGGCCAATGCACGACATCCGCAAGAAGACCGAGAAGACGGATATTGCAGAGGCGTGCTGTCTTCACATAGACATCGACCCACGCGCTGGCGAGGACATCGGCGAAGAGCAAGCGCGTATCTTGCGCGTACTACAGACTGCGACTCCTGCTCCCTCGGTCATTGTCTTTTCGGGCGGCGGCTACCAAGCCTTCTGGCGCTTGGCGGAGCCGGTTCGGATAGGCGGCGACTTACTCCAGGCGGAGGATTTTGAGCGGTACAACATTCATCTGGAACGTCAATTCGGCGCGGATAACTGCCACAACGTCGACCGAATCATGCGCCTGCCGGGCACCCTAAATATGCCGGACGCTAAGAAGCTGAAAAAGGGGCGCAAGCCAGTCCTTGCCCGGCTGGTAGAGTTCAACGAAAACGTCTATCCATTGTCGACCTTCACTGCCGCGCCCAAGGTGCAAGAAGACGCTAGTTCGGGCTTCTCAGGGCGCTCAGTGGTGGTTTCGGGCAACGTCCAGCGCCTGGATTCGGTTGATGATCTAGACCAGTGGGAGGTGCCCGATTGGCTGAAGGTTCTTATTGTCCAAGGCAAAGACCCCGACGAGCCGCACAAATACCCCAGCCGCTCCGAAGCCCTGTTCGCCTGTGTGTGCGAACTGGTCCGCCGCAGCGTCCCGGATGATGTGATTTTCTCAATTCTCACCGACGAGTCGTTCGGCATCGCTGAATCAGTAGTTGAGCACAAGCGCCCCGAAAAATACGCGCTCCGCCAGATCGAACGCGCACATGAAGACGCCATCAACCCTGTTTTGCGCGAGCTTAACGAGAAATTCGCTGTCATCGGTGATATGGGCGGCAAGTGTCGAATCATCAGTGAGGTGTACGACGAAGGGCTCAAGCGGCACAAGATTAGTCGCCAGTCTTTCGAGGATTTCCGTAACCGCCACATGCACATCAAGGTTGCAGCTGGCGACGATGGTAAAGGCAACGTCCGATATGCGAAGGCGGGCCACTGGTGGCTGGAACAACTCAGCCGCCGCCAATACGAGCGCATCGTTTTCCTGCCGGGCCGCGAGGTGCCACCGAACGTCTACAACCTGTGGAAAGGCTTCGCCGTCGATGCCGTTCCTGGGGAAGATCATCTACCGTTCCTCGATCACGTCCGCGAGAACGTATGCCAGGGCAATGAGGAGCACCACCGCTATCTGCTCGGGTGGATGGCCCGCACGGTGCAGCAGCCCGACAGCCCAGGTGAAGTGGCAATCGTCCTGCGCGGGCAACGCGGCACCGGCAAGTCATTCTTTGCGAAGGTACTTGGAAATCTGTTCGGGCGGCACTTTATGCAGGTCTCTGACCCGAAGCACTTGGTGGGCTCATTCAACGCTCACCTTCGCGATTGCGTCGTTCTCTTCGCGGATGAGGCGTTCTATGCGGGTGACAAACGTCACGAGTCGATCCTGAAGACAACGATCACCGAGGAAACACTCGTGGTCGAGGGCAAGGGGGTGGATGCTGAAATCAGCCCGAACTTCCTTCACGTGCTCATGGCGTCGAACTCAGACTGGGTGGTGCCTGCTGGCGAATTCGAGCGTCGATTCTTCGTACTGGACATGGGTAACGACCATCGGCAAGATCGGGACTATTTTCGTAGTTTGCGTGAAGGGCTCGACGCAGGCGGCATGGAGAATCTTCTTCATTACTTGCTGACTTACGACCTCTCGAACTATGAGGTGCGGGCAGTACCCAGCACTAAAGCGTTGGAGGAACAGAAGGCATACTCCCTTGGGCCGTTCGAGCGCGAGCTGGTGGAGTGCGCTCAACTGGGCACCTTCCCGCAATCTGTCTCCGAGGGTGGCACGGCACGTCCCATCATTCATTGGAAAGGGGACGCCGCTTACTTCTCGACGGAGGCGTTCATGGCTCACGTCCGGCAGAAGTATCGGGGTTGCTCGATCAACCCAACCATGGTCGGGCGCGCCGCCAATAAGATCGGGCTGCAGAAGGCGCATGCCAACCCACGAGGATACTTCGTCGGACCGCTACAGGAGTTCCGCGAGAAGCTTTCGCGGACGGTCGCCGGGGTTGAATGGGATGCGGACATTGATGAATGGGGCGGGCTGGATAAACCCGCCTTTTAACTTGATGGAGGCGATAACAGTGAGGGGGCTTCGGCCCCCTTTCTGCTGTCTGGTCGGTTGCGCCGGGGTGGCTGGCTCAGGTGCGCGGGTTGCTCCCGCAGCCGCATACGGGTTTGCAACAGACCCGCAAGGCTCGATCCCTGTAGAGACGGGGCTTACAGCGGGTGCGCGGGTTTGCGCGTGTTGTTTGAAGTCGCTAGGCCGAGAGGTGCCCAGGGTGCGGGGTGGCGAGTTATTTATTCTTTTAATTATTCATAAAAACTAGCTAAACCCGCCGTAAGTCCCGTCTCTACAGGGCTGCGGGTTTAATGCGGGTAGGCCGAGCAAGCGGGTTGTACCCGCACCTGAGCAACGAGGCCCAACCGGACGTCTGCATCTTCTGCATTATCCATCTCAACTGACACTCTCGCGTGGGCACGCGAACAACGAGCCTAGCTACAGCTGCACCTCTTGGGCGTCATCCAGCCCCGGCAGCGCCAGCCAGCAGAGCACCCAGGCCCGCCTGGGCCGTGCCGCCGCTCCTTGCCCCGGCTAGGAGGCCCGCCGGAGTATCACTGGCAAGTTCGAGTTACCGCGCCCTGCCCGCCAGACAAGGGCTGAAACCGATTTCACCTGGGCGAACCGTGTGAGCGAACCGTCTACGCCGCAAAACTGATATCGCCGCCTTTCCCTTGCCGAGATGATTCCTTGAGATGCAAAGGCCGGGGGGACCGCATGACATTCACTGCACGCGCCCGAAGCGGCACCGAAACTCACTACCAGATCGAGCGAGACGAAGACGAGTCGCGGGAAATGCCTGAACGACAGCTCGCCGCTGCCGTCTTGCTCCAGGCGTGGGAGGACGCAAACGCAACGCCGGAGACCGTGAAATACCGTAAGGGCTTCGGTTCGCCCGATCGGATAGTCCGCTCAGCGCGTCGTTTCCTGACCGCCCAGCTACCGTGCCCCTGGGCTCGCCAGCGCCAGCTATTCACCGGCACGTTATCAGTTGAAGACGAGGCCATCCGCTTAAGGGCGGTGGCTGTGTTTGGAGAGGGATATTGAGATGAGTATCAAGCCTAAGACCGGAAGCGGAGCCCGCCCCGGCGCTCCCGTGGGCCGCAAACCCGGCAAGCCGGTAGCGAACGCAGCGATGACCGACAAAAGGAAGGCGGTTTTCCTTTCTGAATTGAGTAAGCACGGAATCGTGAGCGCCGCCGCCCGCGCTGCCAGCCCCCATGCCCAGGGCACTTGCGCTCCGTCGTTCTACATCCTGCGGCGGAACGATCCGGAGTTCGCAGCCGCCTGGGACGACGCAATCGAACAAGCAACGGGCAGCGTTGAGCTGGAGCTTCACCGCCGCGCCGTGGAAGGCTACGAAGAGCCGGTGTACCAGAGAGGCGAGCTGGTGGGCACCATCACCAAGTACAGCGACCGGCTGCTGGAAATTCGCGCCAAGGCGCTGATGCCGAACAAGTACATCGAGCGGCGGGCCGTCGAACTCAGTGCGAACCTCAACGTCACCCAGGAGCTGTATGGAGGCCACGCGCTGACATTGAAGCCGGAGGACGTTCTGTTGTTGGACGAAGACAAGCGCCAACTGCTCCTGAGCCTGCTTACTGATATTGCTGTGGCGCGGGGCGACCTTCGAGACGTTGAGCCGGAGCCCGTGGGCCTGCTGGGGGTGGACGATGATCGGTGACTTTCTCTTCCAGGTGCGGGGGCTGGTGAGCTTCGAAGCAGAGCATGGCGTTCCTGCCCGCCGAACGCCGTTCGGCTTCTTGATGCCGGACTACCAGCAGGATAACGAAGGCATGGACCTATGGGAGAAGCAGTTCGGTGAGAAGGCGAAAGGCACGACCCGGTTGGTCATCCCACAGCCCCGGAAAGTCCGCAGCTCACAAGGTCGAACCGTCTAACACGCTGCGCCTCCCGTCTCGCTCGCCCTCCTGGGTAACTAGACATTACTCGGCGTGTTCTGGCCGCCAAAACTGACAGCGCCTCTCGGATGCCTGGGGAATGATTCTCGTGCAGGTGCTGGGAGTGGTTCCCGGTGCCGCTTTATCCAAGGTGGAGAAGCCGCATGTCCAAACTCAAAATCAAACGTGTACTCAATCGAGGCCACGTCCAAGAACTCCGCGCCTCGCTGAAGCACCACGAAGCGACCCTGCGCGAACTACGCGAAGCGGTAGTGAATGCTCCCGCCATTGCCTTCAAACGCGCCCTGGAAGAGGTAGGTCGAATCGACATGCCCAAGTCCGAGCGCGAGCTGTTCGCCCGTCGCAAGGCCGATACCCAAGTGAAGGACGTTCGCAAGGCTGCCCGCGAGCGGGCCGACGCAATCAAGAAAGACTTGGCTGGTGCTCGCGAGCTGCTGGCTCTGTCGAAAGACGCACTATCAAACCCGTTCGCCGTGCTGGATTCGCAGACCCTGGGCGATACCCGCCGTGCCACCTATATGGCGAATCTCGTGGGTGCTGGTCCGCTGGCGCTGAAACACGCCGCCGAGCAGGCAGCCGCCACCAACGACGCGGCCCTTGCCGCCGCCGTCATTAGCATACTGGAGCGGATGCCAACCGCTGACCGCCCGTTCTTCCCGCAATCCGTTCTCGAAATCTTCCCGGACGATCACGAAGTGTTCCAGCCCATGCACGAATACCTCGACGCTGAACGCGCCTTAGAGGATTCGGTGTCTCTGTTCAGCGAAGTGATTAACGGCTCCGCGACCACCACCGGCAAGATCAGCCGGGGCTTGCGCACTCAGGACGCGCCGGAAAGTGAAGGTGGTGAGGCATGAACGATCTAGCGAGCCTTTCCAACGACGAACTGGCGCAACGAATCTTTGACACGCTGACCGATACCGAGGCAGCGGCTCTTGCTTCTGCCTGCATGATTGCCAATGCGCTGGGCCACGACCGGCCCGATGTGAAAACGGCTCGTACCTGCTGCGAGCTGGTAGGCGAAAAGCCTGACCGCCTGATGGCCTTCCTTGGATACGTTCCGCTAAAGGGCCACCCGAACGGCTGGGTCAACGTCGAGAAGGGCTCGAACGGCCCTGGCCTAGTCGGTAGCGAGCAGACCCTGGGCCTGTTTGTCTTCCGCCAGCTTGGAGGCGTTTTCCGAGCCAACCTGCGAACCACTCAACCTTCCAAGGAGTAATGACAATGCCGCAATTTATCCTGTACGCCGACCAGCCCCATACCCGCCGCGCCGATGGTGTGAATACTGTCGTAGTCGTCGCCGATGACGCTGCATCCGCCCCGGCTGCGGCGCGTGCCCTCGTGCGCGGTGTTGCCCCGGACGCCTTCAATGACTTCCGAACCGTAGCCCTGGGCGTCGCAACCGAATTTGCTGTTGAGGGATCGCCGCTTGTTGGTCGCCCGGACAACGCTGAAGGCTTCCCCACTCTTGGCCGTGGTGGTCAGCGGACGCTGATGCCTGCATAACCGAACTCCTGTGGCACCCCTTGCCCGGAACCGAAAGGAACCGGGCTTTTTTACATTTAGGCGGTGCGGTCGGACGGTCCGCCATGCCAGTGCTTACAAGACACCGTGAGCAGACCAGCAGTAGCCAGTAACTGCGACTTACTGGGCCGCTTCTGGCAGCGCGAAGGTTCCGCGCCCGACACAGGCGATGGTGTGGCCTACACGGCGGGCGGTGTCGATGGTTGAGCGTGCCTTCTTCTGATCCATACCCAGAATCTCGGCCAGCTCGGTGACGGTACGCGGGCCGCTGGCGAGCGCTGCCAGGAGTTCATCGACGCGCGCCTTGAGTCCGGCGGGCTGGGCGTTGCCCTGGGCGGTGGCTGCGCTCTCTGCAGGCTCCTCGGCGGTGCTAGGCGCGGTAGCAGGAATTGCCCCCACGGTGGCCGGGGTGGCGGGCTCCTGCACGCTCTCGGCCTGCTCCGGCGCAACCTCAACGGGCTCTTCCAGGACAGCCTCTTCGACTCGGCCGAGCTGCGGCTCGATCAAGGCCCAGACCTGCTGCATGCCCTTGGCGCGTTTCAGGAACTGCCTGGTGTTCCTGCCGGTGACGCTGTTGTAGTAGGCCAGCAGGTCGGCGGTGGAGACCTTGTTCAGGTCGGCGAAAGAGTTGATGGCAGTGTTGGCGACGATCACAGCTGTCATGACGATTCTCCTTTTCTAGCGAACCGGATGTCCGGTCAATACCGAGAATCTTGTCCAGCCCGCTGAGTACCGACAACACAGAAATGAGGCCCTGATGGCGGCCTGCCCTTAGCGCTACGCGAGCGATAGAATACGGCTGATGGAACGAGCCTGACTGAGGGACATATGAATATCCGCTCAATTGACATGATGCTGATCGAAGACCTATTCGATATGGGGAGCGGGTACGTCCTCGATTTTTCAGACCGGACGATGGCGCTGTTTTTCGCGGAAGAGTTGGACATCGACATCGACGATCCAACTTACGCACGTAACGGCACCTCGAAGGCAAAGCGCTTGCGCTGCTTTCTCCAAACCGTGGATCAAGCAACAGTCGTCAAAACCCTAAACGCTCTTTGGGAATACCGAGAAGCGCGGCGACAGCGCTCGTCGAAAACCGAAACCGTCCAAAATGCCCAGGGGCGGTTCCTCTCCCTTATCAATAAGCTTGAGGGAAAACAACAAACGACAGTCCAGCAAGGGCAGACGGCAGCGCCAGCATTCGACCGTGCAAAAATAGCGCTACTTAGAGACGAGCTAGTTGCATTGTCGAACCTAACGGCACAAGCCAGGGGTTACGCGTTCGAGAGGTTTCTCAAGCACCTGTTTGACTCACACGGCTTAGCGGCACGCGAGCCGTTCCGGCTCCGAGGTGAACAGATAGATGGAAGCTTCCAATTTGGGCACGAGACCTATCTCGTTGAAGCCAAATGGCAAAACGAACCTACGGGCGTCGCTGATTTGCACGTGTTTCACGGAAAAATCGAGCAGAAAGCGGCATGGACGCGCGGTCTATTTGTAAGCAACAGCGGGTTTACGGACGATGGTTTGGTGGCTTTTGGTAGAGGTAAGCGCGTTATCTGCATGGATGGGTACGACCTATATGAGGCGCTAAATCGTGAAATCCCTCTTAACCACGTTCTGGAGCAGAAAATAAGGAGAGCGGCCGAAACCGGCTCACCCTTCATTCGTGTTCGCGACTTATTTCCATGACAGCTTCGCCTTGCGCGGTTCGTCTCGTGTGGTGCCGACCGCGTGGTGTTGGGCGACGCCGTGTCTTCGGGAGCTGTGACAGGGACTAGAGGTTCTTGGTGGCAACTGGACATTATCGTCTGTCAGCGCTAGCCTCATGCTTTTGCGCGAGGACAGGATGCAGACAAGGGACGTTCTTCGACTAGGTGCTCAGCACCTCCAAAGTATGGCTGGGCACGATTTTGACGTATTAACGGTGACGCGGCCGGTAAGTCCGGAGGCCGCTGTTAACCTGTCAAAGATTGTCTCCAAGCTTTCTCCGATGGTTGGCAACTTGATCGAGTTCAACACCGTCGAATTCCTAAACGAACAGTCGGAGTTCTCTGGCTACGGTGAATGGCTCCGCCAAGACCCAGGGTTTCCGGACACGATTTTTCAGGGAAATGTTTTCCCCACTCCGGGTTTTGAAATTAAAGCGTGGTTTCCTCTAGCGACCGAAATTACGGCCCGCTTCAAGGACAGTCAAAGGCACTTTGCCGCCGATCAGACGTACGTGGCTATGCTGGCGTGGCTGCCTGAAATGGTCATTTACGGAAAGCCTAAGATTATCGGCGTTTGTGTAGTCTCAGGGCTCTCGGTTGCTCAGGCTCGTGACAACCACTACCACAACCCGCCTGATTACCTTGTTCTGGAGCCAGAAGACACTAGCTCGCGCACTATTAACCTGCAGCAGACAAATACCAATGGCTTCAAATTCCAAGGCACAGCCGCGCAATTCGCAGAGGCTCAACGGCTTGTCGCCAGCTGGGGATTAAACGGCCACCTTTATCAACCGACCCCGGAATACAATGCTCTTCTGCGACAATTGTTGCAGCGGTACCCGTACCGACTGGATACCAATTACGCCAAGATGGATAGGATCGTCCACCCCGAAATTGAAGCGTTCAAGACTTGGGTATACCGGCAGACGATCCACGGGATGACTGTTCTCCAATGGAATCGCCTGCTAAGTAGAGGTGCTGATTGGGAGATTCGCCAAGCACTAGAAGCGCATCTCGGCATCAGAGAAGAAGATGCTGAAGACCTTCTGCTCTGAGGCGCTCAAGCCCAAAATGGAAATAGGTCGGGTCAATTTCAGCTGAATAGGCCCGCCTGCCCAGGCGATGGGCTGCCACACAGGCAGAGAACAATCCACCGAACGGCTCCCATACGACATCACCGGCATTCGTGGTCGCTTCGATGATTTGGGTCATTAGGTCTAGCGGCTTCTGGTTAAGGTGCACAGCTTTTCCGCCAGGAACCGAAAAGCGCTCGTTACCACGGAGCGCGGGGCGCTCCCAGACGTTGGTTACGCCATAAGGGCATTTGAACTTCGAACGCATTTTCGCCCAGTCTTCAGCTATACCTGGTTTTACCCCGTCTAGCGAAAAATAAGGTCTGCCCGCTGGGTTGCCATGTTCGTTCGCATACGCTTGGAGCTTCTCGAACATTTCCGGCGGCGGGAAATACCAAAGGTGTCCCTTATCCAGATACTTCCTGGCTGCAGCGTCTTTTACTCCGCAGGCGGTGTTGGCTGCCCGCCTGGGCAGACCGGAGCGTTCCCATTCGCCGATTAACCATTCGCGGAGCGGTGTTTCGTTCACGCGGGCTTCCATTACATACTGGACGCAAACTTCAGTTGTCACCGGAAAGCGTCTGATCTTGCTGGTGTTGACGTTTCCCGCAATATGGCCCTTGCCCTTGTTCCAGATATTCGCGTTAACGTAGCGCCAGCCATATTTCTCAAGGATAGGGTGCGCCGCAGCCCAGCCAATTTCGCTGTTCCAGAACCACAGCGTTGTTTGAGCCGTTGCCCGGCTTGACCAAGCGGCGATGTGGGGCTCATACCACTCTGGAATTCCGGTATGGTCCGACGTGTCCCCTTCAAAACCCAAAACACCGTATGCGCCATCGCTCACAATACAAGTCGGCGTTTCCCACTTCTCGTAGTGTTGCAGACTGTCGCCGAACGAAACGGTGACTAAATCGTTTTGCCAGTGGTGTTCATCAAGCGGGGCGGCTCTTGTTACGGCCTTGCCGCGCCCAACAGTGCTGGTTCTATCCCGCTTGGCGGGCTTTGTAACGTCATCCATCGTGTTATCCGAAATATGGTGTCCCAGCGCGGGCGGTGCGTCTCGCGGTTCGCATCAAAGCAGGCAGCTTGAAACGCTGGTCTCGCTGTGGCGAACCAGCAATCAAAAATCTCTAGTGCCCGTCGAAGGTGCAGGGTAAAGCTCGCCATGATACCTGTTGAGGGTTGCCTGGGCTAACCTGATCCCTCACGCCACAGACCTTCTAGCAAGCGGCAGGACATTGCCGTGAATTTGCCCCAACAGGTAGGCCGAAACGCGACCCTGCGCCTCTCTGAGCGTTGCTCCGAGGGCCGAGCCGTGGATATAGCCGCCCGTCACCCCAGGCAGCTGATGGTTGAGCAAGAGCTTGATCGTGAAGGGGTCCATGCCCACGGCTGCAGCGGCGGTCGCGTATGAATGGCGCAGTGCGTGCGGGTTGACTAGCCCTTCGCCAGTTACATGGGCCTGGGTGATGTGTCCCTTACTGGAAAAGTGCGACGGAAAGAGCCAGGGATAGTCTTGTCCGAAAACCTCGGCATTTTCCTTAACCCGCTGGCGCAGCATATCAACCAGAAACGCAGAGAGCGGCAGGTCGAAGGCGCGCTTCGGCCCGCCCTTCGGATTCGGCACATGCAGGAAGCCATTCTCCAAGTCTAAATGTTCAACGCGGGCCTCACTGGCGGCACCCCGGCGCATCCCCGTAAATGCGAGGAAGATGTACCAATCTCGCGTTACCGGGTTGCGAAGCCCTTGGACCGCTGCCCAGAACGCCGCCCAGTCGGTAACGATGACGTTCCGGCGCTTCTCATCGTTGAAGTCCACCGCGTCGGTGGGCGGCGGCGGGAGGTCGCGCAGCTTGCGGCGAGCGTGACGGTAGACGGCTCGAACGAGGCGCATGGTCTGGTTGGCCGCCACTGGGCCGTTGTTCTTGGTGATGGTGCGGTGACGTTCATCGACGCCGAGGGTGTCGTCGCCAATCTCCCGCAATGGCCGGTCGGCCCAGTCCTTGAGGTATCGCTCAAACAGATTACGGTAGCCCTGAACAGTGCTTGGGCGGCGTGCCTTGCGCTCACAGCGGTCGATGTAGGAGTCCAGTGCCTGCCCGAAGGTGAATTCCTTCTTCGGCACAGGGACGGCCTTGGGCTCAACCGGCTTGTTAGGGTCAATGCCCGCGCGGAGCTGAGCAATCACGTCAAGGGCCTTCGCCCGCACAGCTTCAATTGACAAAAACTGCTTGGCGTCACCCAGCCGGACGCGGCGGGTGCCGAGCTTCACGCGTCGCCCCTGGGCATCACGGTCTTCGGAATACAGGTCACGCTGGACGGCGAACGACTTGGAGTTGGCGTTCACGACGACCATCAACCCTGGTGTGAGGGTGTCGCGCACAGAGTACGACAGAACCCTGCCATGCTCGTCGCGCTCGGCTGGCGGCAGGTTGTCGACAAAGCGAATCGTTAGCTTAGTAGGGGCGAATTTTGCCATGTGGTTGCTCCTTGGTTGGCCCAAGAGGCAGCGCACCGTCCGCGAACCGTGCAGGTTGGGGACCGGGGATGCCTCTTGATGCTGAACTCTTGAGCAAACGCCCTACCCAGCCAATCAGTTTGTTGAGAGGCGGGGCCTAGAGACGTCAGAATGCCGCATGATGATGGGAAGGCATGAACTTAAAATCCCTCATCCGAAAGGATATGCGGGTTCGACCCCCGCTCCGGGCACCAATAACCACGCGGCTTTCAGAGATATACCCCCCTTATAACCGCGCTTTCCTCCTTTGACTGTCAATCACCGGTCAATCACACAGCAGGGTTTTTAAGTCGAAATCAGTCTAAGAAAAAGCCCCGCACAGCATCACGCAGGCGGGGCTTTGCTGTCACCGGCCAACCCCAAAGTGGGGCTAGGATTCTCGGCCGCACAGCGTGACGGGGTTTTTCTGAAACGAGGCACTACCCGTCTAATCCTCGTCCTGGCTTATCCCAAAGGCCCGCCCAGGCTGCGGTCACGCGAAACAGTGACGGTTATTTCTCACTTGGAAACCGCCAAACCAATCCGGCCCAACTTTATTGCCCTCTAGGGGTTTGCCACGCCGGCCCGTGGTTCAGATCAAGCCGACCTCACACATACACACCAGCTCGGTGCGCGTGTTGTTGGGCAGGATCGCTTTCAGGTTGTACTTCTTGCCGTGGTAGGCCAGGCGGTGCGCCGTGGTCAGGTCGTCGCGGTAGCCGATCGTCACGCGCATCGTGGTGGCTGATTGCTGAGCGTCAGCGGCCAGGAACTCGCGCCCGTTGATGCCCTCGATGCTCGCCCACTCGGTGCCGATGGTTGCCCAGCCCTGAATCATTTCCCCGGTCTGCGGATCTTGCGTCGAGGTATAGGCTTGAACCTCGACCGGATGGCGGCGGCGTCCGGTATTCATCACAGCACCGCCATCGATTTATACGGGGCCAGCAGGAGCTGGTAAGCCGTGTTCTCGTGAATCGGGCGGTCGGACTGGCGCTCCCGGTTGACGTACAGGTCGCCCGTCAGCAGCAGAATGGCGCATTGGATGGCCTCGGGCATGGGGTCTGGCAGGTCGTCGCCCAGGTACTGCTCGACGTGCCGGGTTGCGGCGTCCAGATAGAGCTGGATCAGCGGGTCTTCCATCGCGTGCATGACGCGCAGGTGTTGCTTGGCTTCGGCCACGGTAATCATACGAAGAACACCTCAGTGTCAATCTCAAAGGGGGCGGCTGCGGCTTGGGCGGCGCCCATTGCCATTGCCAGGGCTTGCAGGCCGTCGATTCGGCCCGTGCGGCGTGATTTGTCGAGCTTGCGGCTGCCGGCCGGGTCTTTCACCGCTACGGCATTGGCGGCGCACATGGTCAGCACCGGGTGGTTGCCATGGGCTACCCGGCCGTTCAGCAGCTCGGCTTCCAGGGCGTCGAGTGCAACTGACATGTCTTTGAAGCCTTGCCCATGAGGCACTAGCGGCAGATCGAGGCCCAGGCGGTCGAGTTCTTTCTTGAAAATGTCGATACGCCAGCGGTCGAACGCGACGGCCTGAATGTCCACGTCGGACAGGATCTCAGCCATATCGGCGGCCACGGCTTCATAGTCCACCGTCGCGCCGGGTGTCGTGCGCAGATAGCCCTCGGCGGCCCACTGGTCATACGGGGCGCGGTCTTTCTTGGCGCGGTCGAAAATGCCCTGCTCGGGTGTCCAGAAATACGGGCGAACCTGCCAGACGCCAGCCGTTTTGCCGATCAGCACAAGCGCCGTCAGGTCGGTACGGGCGGACAGGTCCAGGCCGGCATATACGGGACCGTCGAACGGCTCCGGCTCGGCATCGCAGGCCATCCACACGTCAGGCGATATGAACGGGCTGTCCAGGCTCACGCGCTGATTCAGCAGCAGGTTCCGGGCGGTGTTGGACATAGACGGCATCCGCGCCGCTTGCTGCATCTGCTCGCGCAGGTCGTCTTCGGAGCGGAACAGGCCCAGCGCCGGGTTGGCCGCTTTCCACGCTTCAACGTCCAGCAGGTCGCAGCCCTTCGGCGCGGCGTACAGGTGGCAGACGATGCGCGGGTCTTTCGACTGCTTGGCGTCGTCGATCCACTGGCTCAGCAGATCGGCATCGTTCGCGGCTTGGGTACTGATAGCGATCAGCAGCGGGTCAGCGTGTGCGCCCTGGCTGGTCGTGATGGCATCCACGAAGTCGGACTGCGGTCCGCGGATCTGGCCTATCTCGTCGAGGATGGCGAGCACCGGGGAAAGGCCGTGTGCCGTTCTGCCGTCAGCCGCCAAGGCGCGAAACTCAGTATTCAGCGGCAGACCTAGCAGGCGCTTGCCGCTCGGCACGATGCGGACGATCTTCGACAAGGCCGGCGACTGTTGAACCATCTTTGCGGCCAGGTTGAACACCAGGGCGGCTTGGTCACGGCTCATGGCTCCAGACACTAGCTGGCTGTTCTGCTTGGCTTCCGGCCCGACCAGATGCGCCAGGATCAAGCCGGCAATCAATCCACTTTTGCCGTTCTTCCGCGATACCGAAAGAATGGCGCGCCGGGTGCCGTTCGGGTTGTCGTATACGTCGCGGATGAACTGCTTTTGAAACTCAGCCAGTACCAGCGGCTTGCCCACGTCCGCGCCTTCCGGCACCACGAGGTACTTCTCGCAAAAGCTGATGATCTTCTCGGCCCTGGTCATTGCATCGTCGCCAGGGTTGGTATCAGGTCGTCGTCGAGCTGAGCGCGGGCGTCTCGCTCCAGGGCGGCGCTTTTCGGCAGATCCTCGGCTTTGCCCACGGTGGCGATGGTGTCCACCTTCAACTGGCGACCCGTGGCCAGGGCGCGGCGGCTCATGTTTTCCATGATGGCAATCGCCGGGTGCGCCTTGCCGTCCAGGATGAAACCATCGCGGTCGAGGGTCTTTTGCAGTTGCTCGATGTCGGCATAGGCGCGGGCAAGGCTCGCGGCCAGGATCAGGTCAGCATCGGTCCAGGTGTCACGCGGGCGAGCGGTCACGATGGCATCCCAGAACGGTCTGGCTGCCTTCCCTACGCGCACAAACGCAGGCGGCGCTATAGGGCCAAGCGCAACGGCCTGAGCGGCTGCTACGGCGGCTCTAGCACTGTCTGAGCGGGGGCGGCGTGGGGTGGTTTTCATGGCGGTTAGTAATAAACACGTAGGGGGAGGGCGGTCTTCTCGCCATCGGTTGCTGGTGATTTTTCCGCTCGATTCCACGGGTGCGCCGGGTCGAGTGGCAGGCCGTTCACGTCGCAGCCCAGGAACACGCTTTTGTTCATGCTCGCGGCTGTCTTGAGGCTATGACAGGTGTGGCAAAGGCTCTGAAGGTTCTCCCGGCTGTTGTCGTCGGTGTAGTCCTCGCGGCTGTCCTCGATGTGGTCAACGTCAGTGGCAGGCACTACCAGACCACGGGCGGCACACATACGGCACAGCGGCTCACTTGCCAGCACCTCGGCGCGCAGGGTCTTCCAGGCGCTGCTGTTCAGGCTCAGCGTGCGTTTCTTCTTCATGCCGCTGCCCCTTTGGCTTGTGCATCCTGATCGGCAGCATCGGGTTGTGCATTCGGTCTTCCAGCGGCAGGCGCCGCATCTTGAGTTTTCGCATCGTCGATACCTTCGATAGCTGGCAGGTTTTCAATGCGGCGCACTTCAGAACGGAGCATCCATCCGTCTTCGATGCCGCGCTGATAGAAGTTGGCGCGGGCCAGACTGTCGCCACGCAGCAGGCCTTCCACGTTGTGCTCCACGAAGAACGCCGGGTTGTTGATGCACGCCCGGTTGATCGCCTGCTCCCACATGACCAGGTGGCGGCGCAGGGTGTTGGTCACAAAGAAGCGGGCAAGCTCGACCACGTTTGAATAGTTCGCGGCCTCCATGTCGCCAATCATCACGGGCGGTACGCGGAACAGACGCGCAGTCTCAACGATGGACAGGCGCCGGGCTTCAATCCACTCGGCATCCTCAAGCGTCATGCTCACGGTCTTGAACGTCGCGCCTTGTGGCAGTACGGCGGTCTTGCCGTGGTTGGCGATACCGGCTTGACCAGCGGACCAGCTCTCGCGGATCTGCCCGGCCTGTTCTTTCGTGGTGCCGGGTGGTGTCTCGATGACGCCCGACAGCTTGGTGCCCTGCTCGAACATCTTGGCGCCGTGGGCACGCTCGGCCAGGGCCAGGCCGATAGTGTCGCGGGCTACTTGGATCGGTGAGCGTCCGAGAATCCCATCGTCGGAGTGGTAACGCAGGTGCAGGACTTCATCGGCCAGCAGGCGGCGCTGGTTGCCTTTGCCGTCAACGTGGTCATAGACCAGATTGCCCAGGCTCGAACGCAGGACAGTGACGCTATCCGGGTGCAGCGGCAGCAGGGCTTTCACCGAACCGTTCGGGTTCCACACGATTTCCGCATAGGCATTACCACGCAGCAGGACGTGACGTTGCATCTGCTCGCGGAACTCCAGGGCGGTCTGGTAGTTGTTCGGCGCATCGTGCAGCAGACGATAGAGCGGGTGGGTCTTGGCCTTCTCGCGTCCGTCTTCGGTGTTGCGGTACACGTCGAGCGGCAGGCTGCCCACCGTCTCAGAGATAGCTGCCACGCAGGCATAGACGGCGCTGATACCTTCGGCGGTCGTGGTGTTCACGTCTACGCCAGCCACGCCAGGAAAGCCCGTCAGGCGGTCGTAATAGGTGTCATAGGCCGGGGTCGTCGGCTCGGGGCTGGATCGTTTGAACAGGCGCGGGAATTTCACTGGCAGGCCTCCAGATACAGACGGGCAAGGCGAACCGAGCGCGGCAATTTGCTACGAACTTGGACGCTGGTTGCGTCATAGGCCGGATTTGCGGTGATTGTTATCTCGAATAGATCAACATCGCGCAATTCACGAACAGGCTTCGCGCCTTCGGCCCAGGTGTCGCGCACGGGCAAGAACCCGAACGAGCAGCCGGCCACGTCGCCACGCTTCACCAGCTCGGCCAGATCGCGGCCCAAGGTGGTGTCGGGAAGGTCCAGCTCGAACGCCAGACCCTCGGAATCTTCGGACAGTCGCAGAGTGCCGGCACCCAGGCGACCGAGCAGCGACTTGCCGTCATGCTCGTAAATCGCCCGGATGTTTCCAGCAGAAGCGGCGGCAAGCGTCCGGGTGAAGGCACCGGGGCGGATGACTTCCACAAACTCGCCCAGGTCCGTCTCAGAGTTGAACCGAGCGGCATAGCCGGTCAGCTTGCGTCCGTCTGGCTTCAGCCCATTGCTTGCGCGCCGTTCCATTGCTTAGACCTCGGTCGCTACGACGAAGCCTTGCGGGTGACGCACGGCGGTGTCTACGGTGGCCATCGCGCGAACCTGAATGCCGCCACGGCTGTAAGCGGGTTCGGCATACGGGTTCACCAGAATGTCCACCTCGCTCCAGACGCCAAGCATGACTTGGGAGAAGTCGCCCAGGATCAGCTTGCCGGCCGGGACGTTCTTGCTCGCTGCCAGGGCCAGGCCAGCCATAGCGCCGTTGTCGTACAGG